AGTGGCTATAACAACTTTACCTATTTCTTCACTCATATTAATTCTCCTAAGAAGCTTTCATACCATACATTCTAATTGTACCACTAGCTATATTTCCAGAACTCATTAAAAACTGTACAGCATCTACAGCAGATGCTGATGCACCAAATCTAGATCCTCCTACACAAGAAGCTTGACCTACAGAAGAATCTTGAGCGAATGTATTCATAGTAACTTGTACTCCCCCACCTCCTGCAGGGTCTATTAATGTAACCACTCCACCTAAAAATTCATTACCACTATTACCTATGTCCAACGATGATAATATCACTGCAGATTGAGTACCAGTTACATTTCTCGCAGTACCTCCAGAATCTACCCCTAAAGAGGCTTGTATATAATCTGTGGCTCCTGCATTATAAGAAGACCCACCATTCGTACTAAATCTCAGGTATAGATCCACACCATCTGTAGCAGGTGCAATGTTATCTAATAAAAACACATAAGCTTGATATGTACTATCTATACTAGATGTGAAAGTCAATGAGGCTGAAGCTGAAGCGGTGGCAGTACTAAGTAATACTAAATCATAAGATTGACTATCTACATACGCCTTAATAGACTGTTGAGTAGCTAACTGAGTAGCACTATTAGACGCCATATTATCTTCGTCTAAAATAGCTGTACCAGACACTCCAGTGTTAATTACTGGTGAAGTTAAAGTTTTATTTGTAAGAGTATCAGTAGTAGCAGCGCCTATACCCCCTAAAGCAGATAATGCAGTTGCTGCTGAGGTAGACCCTGTACCACCATCAGATATAGGTACGGGAACTGTTATAGTACCTAACTGCGCTACAGTTTTAGCTACAAGACCATCAGCTGTAGAGTTAAACCCTATATAAAGATCGGCAGCAGGGGTTGGGAGAGTAGCATCAAAACCTGATACACCTGAGTCAAACTTAATAGCTAGATCTAATTGTTCATCTAACTGTTGAGTTATCATAGTTAACTTATCTAAAGCATCTTCATGGGTCTCTGCCGGAAAAGTATCATTCTCAGTATAATCAGTTTCTTGCTTTAAAGGTACATTACGTTTAATAATAACTGTATCAGTACTTACAGGTATATCCCCAGCACCAAATACTACATTACCAGATTGGTAATCTGTAGATCCTACAGTATTGCCGGTACCTGTAACAGTATAATCTGTGGTCAGTACCTTAGTAGTAACTACATTATTAGTATCTTTTATCTGGACTTCTAAGTGGGTCTCATCCAATATAGGAAAAGTAAAAGCAAAAGTAGTGGTGGACCCGTCACCTGTATAAGTATCTTTCGCAGTTGTTGAACTTACTGTCATTTATATAACTCCTATTTCTCATCGATGAGACGAAAATATAACTCTAAACCTAACCAATTTTGATAAGGAATAAATCTCTTTAACTTCTTAATGTCTTTATCTGTAATATCACCATCAGCTAATCTAGCCATAGCTTGTGCGACATCATTTATTAAACCTGGATGTGCACCTAATATAGTGGCTGTTGCGTTCCTTCCAGCAAATCTATTATTAACTGTAGAGAATGGGTTCAAAGATAACGGTAACTCCATAAGACCTATAACGCCCGATACTTGAACACCTTCATATATAGCCCTACGAATATCTTCCATATTATTTAAATCGTATTCTTTTCGATATCTTAACATATTTAACATGATACCCATACCTATAAGGCCTGTAATACCAGTAGCTACAGTAGCAGCTTCATGACCCATAGCTCTTTGGACACCTGACATTACAGTTCTTTCAGTTGACATAAACATGAACCTTCTCATAAATGCTACAGCACTTCCCCAATGGGATTTTTGAATACCTAAAGGTATAGCTCCTTTAGAAGGCCTTAAACCTGATAAGCCGGCTTCATGAACTAACGCTCCTTCATACCTTTCAGCCAAGTCTTCAGCACCTTTAAATCTCCAAGTTCTAGGGTCTGTAATATAAGAACCGTTAATCTTATCTATAGTTCCATTATCGACTAACTCTTTGATTTTTAAAGCATCTTTCTTAGATATACCCTTTCTAGCCAACTTCAATATATCTACTTCAGAGGCATTACCTGTGGCCACCTTTATAGAATCTCTTATTAAAGAAGCTGAGGACACTTGTCCTGCTATAGATCTCATAGTGTCATCGAATTGTTGTATACCTGTAGCTAAACCGAAGAATTTATTAGTCTTAGTCATCAGTCTTCCAAATCTAGATACATGTTCACCAGAAGCAAATGTACCGTCAACCATACTTTGAAGTAAACCGTCCATTTCACTTTCTAAAGCAAGACTTAAATCAACTGCTTGTTTTGCATCAATCGCGCCAGTTTTTATACCTGTAGTCATCTCTTTAATTTGCTTCATTACAGGTATCATACCGTGCACGAAAGTGTTTTTAAAACCTTGCCTAAAAGGTAATAACACTAAGTCAGGCATAGAAGCAGGTAATACCATACCTAACATTGTATGAGACTGATAAGAATTTAAATATCTTAACCACTTACCATTTGTACTTCTTATTCTATCAAACAAGGCATCTGTAGTATCGCTAACAAAAGCTTTAGCTTCAGCTGCTTCTTTAGCTAACTGTGAGGATCTATTAGGATTTAATTCAGCCAATTCGTTATAATCGTCAGATATCTTTTTAAGTAAGTCATTAAAAGATTCTACTCCGAAACTATCTCTTATTTTTCTTTTATATGCTATAGCTCTGTTCATTTGATCTATGGCTACATTAGAAGACATGAAAGCATCTTTAACTTGATAGTCTTTAAAGTCTTCAAAAGGTAAATCCCAAATTCTTTTCTTAGTAAATTGACCGCCTTTTAAGAACCCTTTATGCGCACTCTCAGATATACCATGAGCATATTTAGAACCTTTAGATCTAAATAGATCATCCCTAATTTTATTAACTTCTTCTTCAACTCTTTGTTCAAATTCATTACCTTTTAAAGAGTCTAACTCCTCTATCTCTTTACCAAAAGCATTCTTCTTAGTTTTACTTATGTGAGCTCTAAGCTTATCTTCAAATCCCCTTATATCTCTAAAGACTTTATCGAAGTCCCACATAATAGGTGCATATCTAGCAATTATATCGTCGGATTCTATAATACCTTCTTTAATAGCCCTTTGAGCAACCTTTTTATAAGCACTATCAAGCCTCTGTACAGAACGATTTATATGATCTATATCGCTCCTAATACCTGTTCTTTGAGCTTCATATACAGCCTCAGAATAGTCTTTAAGTTTCATTTCAGCACCAGCTTGAGTTTTAAATTTATCTATAGCCCCACCCTTAGCTCCTATGAAATCATAGTAGTCGTCCTTAATACCTTTATGTAAGTCTAATATATCAGCCTTATTAAGTGTATCTACTATAGATTCTAATTTAGCGCCCTGTGTTTCCCCTTTAGCTGCAAATTTTGTATTAAACGGATGGTTAAAAGATAAGTCAGTAAACTGTTTAACTATTTTAGATTCAAACCCAAAACCTCTTAAAGATGGTATCCTAGTAACATTACCTACACCTTTATACACTTTTTGCATGAAATTTTCAACAGCCTTACCACCTCTGAAGTATAAATCAAAGTCACTATCACTCATAGACCTTGCAGCACCTACTGAGTTATCTACTTCTAACTTACCTCCAGTTAAGATAGGGTCTTTAAATTTAATCTCTTCTCCTTCTAGTACTCCTCCTAACACTCTTCTATTCATAGCCTTACTAGCACCTCTACCTATAAAAGCACCTACAGTACCTCCTAATAGTCCTGAGACAGCTGTACCAATAGCTATATTATGTAGAGTTTCCTCTTCAGTTTGAGTCAACTTGGATTCATGTAGAACCTTCTCTTGGACACCTATGACGCCTGCACCAAAAGCAGCGCCTGACCTAGCACCACCTAATACAGTGCCTAATCGAGTAGCTCTATTAGCTATATTAAAGCCAGCTATCCAGTTAGAAGGGGAAGTAACAATACCTACACCTAAAGCACCTAAGAAGTTAGCACCCTTAGAATCTCTAAAGTTAGATATAGAGTCTTGCTCTCTTCTTATATTATTTA